TTTTGGTATAAGTGAAATATTATATTTGTCTTCACTTTCTAATCTAATTCTATACAACTCATAATTAGAAAGGCAACTTTTTTGTTGGATTTCAGGACAGTCATCGTTTAAAAATGTAATAAATTTACCAATAATATTTTTCTGTTGTTTGAAACATTTTTTTGTATATTCATCGACATCATTGTTTAATTCATTTTTATGTTCAAATTCAATAATATAACCAAACGGAAGGATTTTTCCAAATTTTTTTTTAATTTTTTCTCCAAATTTTCCTTTAACAAATCGATAAAAATTAGATTTTTCATAATCTTTTTCGTCATTCATATCATATGTAATATTAGTAATACTATTATTTAAAATTTTATCATAATTTTCGGAATTATTATTAATATTTTTAAAAAATTTATCCATTGACATTGTTTTTTCATGTAATTCTTTTATTCCATAATTCTCAGTAATATTATATATAATAACAACTTTTGCACATGAAAATAGTTGTTTTACACCATCGCCATCTGTAGACAAACATGTAGGATTATTATGAGACTCAGAATGGGAAGCTTTTATTGATAAATTATCCATCTGTGTTTTTGTAATATTGTTTTCATATCCAAAATAAAAATCACTTGGATTTATTTGTCCTATAACAGCCTTTGTATGATTGCCATGATGTAAATTATCGGGAATATGTTCAGTAATACATGGTCCTATTCCATATTTCTCAATATCATTATATGTGTCTCTTTTAAATTTTATTACGGTGTTTGAACAGTTAACATTCATATTATATAAGATATGGGAATCCATCTTTAAGTTGTTTAAATAAGTAAGAGTGGTGTTCTTACTTCAAATCGGCGCCATACCTTTTTGTTGACCATCCGTTATTTTCTGTCTATCTTCTCTATATTTTTTTAATTCATCTGGGTTTACTTTATTCGGTACATAATCATCAACAGGTGTTTCGATTCTTTGGTCTGGTGCTAAACTAGAATAATTATACATTAATCGTGTACCTCCGGTTCCTTTTGCGGATAATTCTTCGGCTGACATATCTAAAAATGAAAAATTATCAGAATGTACACTACCCATTACATCATCCATTGAAAACGACAAAGGGTCGGTTTCAACAGTCCTATTTTGTATAGGCTTTTTTGCATCTATCATTAAGTCAAAATGTTTTTGTACATCTTCTCCTTCTAAAACTTGGTTATTTCTATTTAATAACATTACCGACGGTACCTTTGTGATGTTTTTAGGCAATAATATTTCGGAACCATTTTGTAAAATTATATAAATTTCACCACCTTTTCTTATTCTTTTATCAATTGATAAAAAATGTACATCGTCTTTTACAGGTGATCGTGATAAAGACGATAATAAATTTTTACAATGGGGGCATACATTGCTATAATATAAAACACAACTCATATATACTAAAAAAATTCAAAAAATTAATTATTTAAACGGATTATAATAAATTGAATAATAAAATATATAAAAATCTTTATAATAATAATATAAAGATGGAGTCTAAAAAAAGTAAATCTACAATAAATTATCCCGAAGTTTCAAATATTACTTCTAAAGATGATATTATGAAATTTAAAATTGCAAATACAAATGTTAGTTTTGTAAATGCATTAAGAAGAACAATTTTATCTGACATCCCAGTTGCTTGTTTTATCACATCACCTTACGAAAAAAACAATTGTAATATATCTATCAATACAACTAGATTAAATAATGAAATATTGAAACAAAGGTTATCATGTATACCAGTATTTATCGATGATTTAGATATTCCGATAGATAATTTTCAGGTAGAATTAGATGAAATTAATGAGACAACCTCTTTCAAAAATATTACCACTAAAGATTTCAAAATCAAAGATTTAGCAAGTGATAAATATTTAACAGAATCACAAGTACAAAAAATTTTTCCACCAGACCCTAAAACAAAGGATTATATATTGTTTACAAGATTAAGACCTAAATTGGCTAATAATTTAACAGGTGAAAGAATTAAATTTAAATCTATATTATCTATTTCAACAGCTGTAGAAAACGGTAGTTTCAATGTAGTATCAACATGTGCATATGAATTTACAGGTGATGAAAAAAAACAAAAAGATGAATGGAGTAAAGTTGAAAAAAAAATTGAAGGTAAATCAAAGACAGAAATTAGTAAAATGAAAAAGAATTGGTTTCATTTAGAAGCTAAAAGGTTTTATAAGAAAAATGTATTTAATTTTACAATTGAAACAATTGGTATATTTAAGAATCGAGATATTGTTAAAAAGGCTTGTTCTGTTATAATTGATAGATTAAATAAAGTTATGGAAAAAATAACAAATAGTGATTCTTTAGTACTTCAAAGTGAAACAACCATACCTAATAGTTTTGATGTAACATTGGTTGATGAAGATTACACAATTGGAAAAATCATCGAATATATTATATATGAATTGTATTTTAACAAAGGGGATGAATTGTGTTATGTTGGGTTTGTGAAAAAACATCCTCATGATAGTGATAGTATTATAAGGATAGCATTTAACAATGAAGATAAAAGTTCAAAGGTAAATGTCAGAGATATTTTCAGATTCTCTGTAGAACAATGTAAAATTATTATCAATGGTATTAGCGAACAGATTTAATTTAGGGGAAATATAAAATATTATTTGTATATAATATATAATGGCCTCTACAAGATATAATTATGATAATTGTAGAACAGAAAAACATTTACAAGAGGCAACAGACCCGGGTAGATATATGTTAAATACGCCGGGTAACGGTATTTTTTTACCATTCATAAATGACCCGCAAATAAGATTACAGCATTGGGGTGCTAATTTAATGAATGTTCAAAATGGACACCCTATAGATATAGATAGTGATTTAATTGGGTTAACAAACAACTTATCAAAATACGATAAAAATAAAAAATTTCCATTAAATAAAAATATTAATAATCGTTTAATAAAAAATAAATTTCCAACTATGAATAAAACATTTGTTGATGAAAGTAGAAGTACTCATCCGGCCTGGATGTATAGAGATTTAGAACAAAATCATAGACACCCATTACATTTAGACCCACAAGAAAATCTTTTCATGAGATTTCAAAATAATTTAAGCACTAGAATATTAGATAGAGATTTTTATGATTCAATAAATTCTAATTAATATATTTTTATGAAGAAAATATATTAACTATATATAAATATAAATGGCAGAAATAGTTGTACCAGTTGTAGGATTGGGTCTTTTATGGATCGTGTCGAATCAAAATAATAAAAAGGAAATATCAATTAAAAAGGAGGGTTTTACAGGATTAAGGTCAAAAAAAAATTTATTAAGGAAACAATATGCTTCAAATAATTTCCCAGTAGATAACCAAAAAAATGAAGAAGTTGTTAATAATATAAGAAAATACCATAATGGCGAAAACGCAACAAATAAATATTTTGTAAAAGCAAACATAGCAGAAGGTATAAGAACCGAGGATGGTAAAGGAAAAGAAATTAAATCTCTAACCGGTGAAAATGTAGATATTAACAAGTTTGAGCATAATAATATGGTACCTTTTTTTGGTTCCAGAATAAGACAAAATACAGATTTAACAAAAAGGGAAGGTATTTTGGATAATTTTGTTGGGTCTGGTTCACAGTATATCAAAAAACAATCAATAGAACCTATGTTTAAACCTAAAAAAGAAATGCATTGGATTAATGGTATGCCAAATCAAAATGACTTTTTACAATCAAGAGTTAACCCGTCTAATAAAATATCTGGTATTAAACCATTCGAAGACGTCAAGGTAGGACCCGGATTAAACCGTGGTTATGATTCAAAGGGATATGGTGGATTTAACTCTGGTATGGCTAGTCGAGAGGATTGGTTGCCTAAAAACGTAGATCAGTTAAGAACATTGAATAATAAAAAGGTAACATACAAAGGACAATTTTTGGGACCAAAGTCTTCTGTTCAGAATTTAGGAATACATGGTAAAGTTGAAAAACAATTACCTGATACTTATTATGTTAATTCACCTGATAAATGGTTCACAACAACCGGTATTGAAAAAGGTCCACGAAATGTCTCAAAAGAATATTTGAAACCAGAACATAGAACATCCACAACTAGAGAATATTTTGGTGGAGGACAAGATTCTACTCATAGTGCAACATATTCAAAACGTGAATATGAAGAAAGTAAAAAACAACATTTGAGTGCAGAACCTGTTGGTATGGCTACTAGAATGAATATTGGTGATGTTAACGACGCTGATTTTGGAAGGAACGGATATGTAGCATTGCCTAATTCAAGAACTGTTTGTAATACATCCGATATGGGTAACGTCGCACGTGGAATGTGGGCTACTGTTACACCTGTGTTAGATATGTTAAGACCTTCTAGAAAATCTAATGTAATTGGTAATTCAAGACCCAATGGTAATGCTATAGGTCCTAATCAACAAACATTGTATAATAGAAATCAAAAACCCAAAAGTACTATTAAAGAACAAACTATTTGTAATAAACGTGTACCCATGGGTTTACATAAAAATAACGGTGGATATGCTACAAAATCACATCAATTGAAAGGTCAACAAAGAACATCTACAAATCATTTTTATGTATCAAATGGTGGCGGTGAATCTTCGCATTCTAAACCTAGAAACGTTGACAGTTATTCAAATACAAGAATGAATAACAAAGATTTAATTTCAAAGAGTCGTACAAATGTAGGAAATATGAAATTAAGTAGTAATAACATTAATATGTGTAATAGAAAATCATCTCTAACACAAGAAAATGTATTTTATTCGCCAAAAATTAGTTCTGGTACTCCATCAATAGAATTTATGGGTGCAAATAGTTTAAAAAATAATAGAGAGAAAAATACAGGAGCAAGGATTGGTAATAATTTAGTAAGTGCTTTATCAAATAACCCTTACGCCAAACCATTCAATTCTGTCGCATAATTTTTATAAATTAATTTATAAAAATTAAAAATTTGGTGTATTTGTAAAAGCACCTATTTTTTCAGTTAAATTACCTTTAATTGGTATTACTTGTTCTACAATAAAAATCCCACACAATACACTCAAATATACAATTACTACATCTCTAAACAATGTTTTCAAGGGTTTTATTTCTTTCAAAATAAACTTCATTTCAATAAATTTTACCAAACCGTACACTATTGATATAGCTAAAGCTAATACGAAATTACTTTGTTTCATTATACAAAAAAATTATAATAATTTTTTCTTTTTATTACGCATTAATTTAATACTTCTACATCCGTTAACAAAGGTTCTGTTTTTATTTTGAACTTTTTATCCAAATTATGAATATCTAAATTATCTAATTCTAGGTCCATTGAACCATGTATTTTAAGTGTATCTTCATCATCATCAGAATCTTCTTCTTCTTCTTCTAATTTTCTCTTTTTATTGTTTTCTTCTGCTATTTTATCCAATCTTTCTACATTCTTAGGAGCATTTACCTCTTCGACCCTTGTGGATTTTATTTTCGAAACAGTGTCTTTATTATTATATTCTACTACGTTATCCGTATCATTAAATTTCAAAGTAGACGACTTCTCTATTTCATTATTGGTAACAATATTATCAATCCTCTCTTGTTTCTCTGATTCGATTTCATTATCCAATTCCTCTATGACCTTATCTGTTACATTAAGTTTGACAGATTCTTCACTTTTGTTAACTGTCAACTCAGGTTTCTCCACTACATCATTTGTATCTGTTTCTCCAATATTAGTTTTCTCTTTAACTTCATCTTCAATCTTATCTTCCTCTTTATCTTCAACCATTGTGGTTTCTTCAATAATTTCTTCGTCCGTTGTTTCGTCAATATATGATCTTAATATTTCCTCAATTGGAATACTATCTCTAATTGTTTCCAATATTGATTCCCTACACAAAATTTCACATTCCCTCATATTTTTTTGATATAACAATGGAGATATTTTTTTTTCATATAAATAAATATTTTTATAAATTTTTCTAGCTAAATTAATATATACTTTGTGAATAAAATCAGACAATTTTGGTATATCTATTTCTATTTTTTTTTGTTTTGTTGAAACTCTTATACTTGTCAAAAATTTTAGTTGTGTAATGTGTACACACGTTAATAAATCTTCTAAATAATTACACCCACTTACCCTCAATATTCTTTGACTTTCCTCATTAATAATTGTACTATTCCATTTTCCAACACGAGATAGGAAATTTTGAAACGTCATCAGATATTTATTTTGCTCGTCGTTTGTAATACATAAATTATAAGCCTCGTCAAATATAGATTTCACACCCTGAAGCACTAGAGGGTTTAATATAGTAACTAAACGTGCCATGTATTCATTTTTGGCTTCAGCTAATAATTCAGGATTATAGTCATCCATTTACATAGATAAAATATTTTTAAAATTTAAATCTTTACGCAAAAATACAAAATATATAATAAAAAACATCAGTAATTTTTCATTTCTAAATTCCTTTCTAATTGTGTTTATATAAATTAAAAACAAATATAAATCAGATTTCGTATTTTTTACATAATCTATAACATCCATTGCGTTATATCCATTTTTATATAACAAAGTAATAATACTTACTATATTAGACATTGAAACCTTTTTTAATTTCCTTTTTAAAAATATAGTTTTTTCATTTTTACAATCTTCAATATATTTAAATCTTTCGTGATTGTATACATATAAATTTGTTCTTTTACCGTTTATAATGGGATTTGGTATATATATTATACAAAATCTGGACAATATTGGTTGTAATAATTTATCCTTATTATTTAATATTATAAAAACCCGAGTTGTATGACTATATTCTTCTATACATCTCCTTAAAGCAGATTGTGCATCTATTGTTAAATGATTTGCATTAAATAAAATAATACTTTTGAAAATAAATTTATTTTTTAAATTTGTTTTCGCAAAGAATTTCAGGTCTTCGCGTATAAATTTAATTCCCTTACCATGTGCACAATTCACATACATTGTATATTTTTTCTTTTCAGCTGGTGTATAAATTCTATTAATAAAATAATCCAAAATATATCTTTTCCCCGACCCAGAATCTCCATAAAATATAATATGAGGTATTTTATTCATTTCGATAAAAGTATTTAACTTTTTCTTCAAATCTGAATGAATATCTAATAATTTATATGTATTCATTTTTTCATTTATATCTGTCATTATATTTTATTACCACTATTTTGTTTAATCGTTTTTTTGTCTAATTATATATTATAATGTTTATAAATTATATAATGGGGAAAACAAGAAAAAAAAGAAAATTAAAAAAAATTAAAAAAACCCAGAAAACAAATAAAAGATTTCGTCGTACTTGGAGTTCACTGCATAAATTCAGCCCAAAATACATTAAATTAGCTGGTAAAAGGATTATGGATAATCCAACTGATTATGATTTAGAAGTTAAAAAATCGAAAATACATGGTTATGGGTTGTTTACAAAAATCCCTTTTAAAAAAGACCAAGCTATTTGTCCATACAATCATATGAAATCCCAAGTTATGGGTTGGAAAAAGTTTGTTAAAAAATACGGTGAAGATTTTCGATTTACTTATAGTTTAAAAGCATTTGGTAATAATAAAATCATTAATCAAAAGAAACATAGAAATTTTGTGGCTTTTATAAATGATAATAGACCATATCACAATGTCTATTTAGCTAAACGCGGGTTAAAGGCGCGTAGAAATATTAAAGCAGGCGAAGAGCTTACATTATCTTATCCACATTATGATCCCAAGGGATTAGGTAGTTTTTAATTTCATATCTTCTTTTATTAACATTGCTAAGTAACTATTTTTTTCCTTAAATAGAGATGTATCCGACTTTGATAATATTGAATTGTAAGAGAAAAAACAATTTTTACCACAATACAATTCACTATCTATATCCATTTCATAACCAGTTAAAGTGGTTATAGTAAATGATTTTCGAATCATTATAGAACTTTGACAATTAAGACATTTTTTATATTCCATTTAAATATTATACATATATAATATTTAAATTCCATTTACATAAACTCGTGGTGACCCTCAATTAATGATTGTTTCCTTGAACCACCTTTTTTAGGGGAAGATTTTCCCATAACCCTTTTTTTCCTTTTGGATTTTTCTCTTTGTTTTTTTCTTGTTTTTGTTTTTCTTTTACGTTTTTTTGTTTTTCTTTTGCGTTTTTTTGTGTTTTTTTTATATTGGAGACTTACCATATATATTAACAAAGAAAATTATACATAAACTTCAAAGGAATCAATATCGATAATATTTGTTTTTTTCTTCACCTTTTTCTTTTTTACAATATATGATTGAAACATTGGTCTTTCTAATTGTTTTTGGGGTGTGTGATTATGTACAGTTCTAGCAATCATTTTATATAATTTAAACTCAGGATATCTTTCTTCGCCATTTTTTTTGTATAATATATTTTTATTGTTATCATCATGAATCCACTCGGAAACAAGTTTTACAATTGGGTCCTCTAATTCTTCCATATCATCAACAAAATAATCATATAAAGAACATCCTAAACGACATAAATCAAAACTATAATTAGGTTCAACTAACTTTTTCTTTTCATTATAATATAATCCAAAATTATATTGCGTTGCCGCATCACCCTTAGGATGAAAACTATCACTACAGATTACATTACCTTTATAGGTGTAAATTGAACGCCCGAAATCAATAATTTTAAATATTTTACCAAAAGTTGGAACTTTGTATATTTTTTGATTATATCGATAATAAATATATTGTTTATCCGTATCGTTAAACATGATGTTATTTGTATGCAAATCATTATGCGTAAATTTAAAACATTTTTGAAAAGTAATTAACGTAAATATAATTTGTAAGAAAATAGATTCCCATTGTTTATTACCAATAGGTTCTTCAGATTCAAGTAAACTATCTAAAGTATTTTCTAGTTTTTCCAAACAAATCATTTGGACTGGAAAGTCAAATATTTCACAAATTAATTTTTCATCCTCATCATCTTCTTCTTCCTCATCATCTTCTTCATCCTCATTATCCTCATCATCCTCATCATCCTCTTTATCCTCATCATCCTCATCATCCTCTTCATCCTCTTCATCCTCTTCCGAACCAAATTCGGCTTCCATATCAGAGTCTAAATCAGATTCGTCAGTATGAGAAGAACGAGATGAACATGTAGAACTAGTATTATTTGATTTTAAAGACATATTTTTTACTAGCGGTACATCAAAAACTAAATTTAAAGAACAATCTGTATTTTCATTATTTGTATCAAAAACTAAGTTAAGCGCATCATTATTCAAATTATTAAATTCTAGTTCTACATTATCATCTTTGATTTCCAATTTTTTCTTATTACATTTACTATCAAACATGTTATTATAAAAATCTATTTCTCCTTCATTAATATCATAAATTACAGAATTATTATTTTTGAAAAATTTAGATTCATGTAAATATTCCAAATCATCAAAAATATTATAATGAAATTTATGTTTAATTCCCAAAAACGAACCATAAAAATCCAATGCATTTATAAATTTATTATTATGTAGTAAATTACTGGATAAAAAAGAGAAAAAGGAATCTACATAACCGGAGTTATTTTTATCTAATATTTTTTCATGACATGTATTATTATTTAATTTAGGCAATAGTTTAATATTTGTTTCTTTGTATTTTCCAGTCAGATATTTAATTGGATCTAAAAGTGGGGAATATTTAATAAATGTTTTTTTTGTTTCATTTTTTTCATTACATTTTACAATACAATCAAAAACCTGTTCGGTATTTTTGTTTTTTAATTCAAAAATTATATTTTTATTATTTAAATTTATACTGTTAAAGTTATTTGGATTTAGTTTAAAAAAATTATTATATATTGGAACATAATTCTGACATTGTTTTATATTTGTTAAATTTTCATTATTAAAATTTTTAAATAAAGTATCATTTTCGTTTTTTTTATAATTAATTGTAAACATATTTTATAGAAAGAGAAATTATAATATTTAACTCATTTTTGCGTATTATATTTTATATTTTAAATATCTTATTTTTTATATGAATTTGGAATTAAAAAAGTTTGATATGAAAAATATATCATTTAAACCAGAAGAGAACCAAGGACCTGTAGTTGTTTTAATAGGTAGACGTGATACAGGTAAGAGTTTTTTAGTTAGAGATTTATTATATTATCACCAAGATATTCCTATTGGAACTGTAATTTCGGGTACAGAAGCCGGAAATGGTTTTTATGGGAACATGGTTCCTAAATTATTTATTCACGATGAATATAATACTGCAATTATTGAAAATATATTAAAAAGACAAAAAATTGTTATGAAACAAGTGAAAAAGGAAAAAATAGCATATAAAAGGTCAAATATAGATCCTAGGGCTTTTGTAATTTTGGATGATTGTTTATATGACAATACATGGGCTAGAGAAAAACTAATGAGGCTTTTATTTATGAATGGAAGACATTGGAAGATTATGTTGATAATTACTATGCAATATCCATTAGGAGTACCACCAAATCTTAGAACAAATATTGATTACACATTTGTACTAAGGGAACCTTATTTAACAAATAGAAAAAGGATTTACGAAAATTTTGCTGGTATGTTTCCGACATTTGAAAGTTTTTGTCAAGTAATGGACCAATGCACTGAAAACTATGAATGTTTGGTAATATCAAATAATGCAAAATCAAATAAATTAGAGGACCAAATTTTTTGGTATAAAGCAATGCCACATGGTGATTTTAAATTAGGAGCAAAAGAATTCTGGGATATATCTAAAGATTTAGGGTCGGATGACGAAGAAGAAGATTTTGATCCCAGAAAAAGTTCAAAAGGTCCTAGAATTAATGTAAAAAAAAGCAAATGGTAATTTATATTTTAAAAATTTTAATATAAATTATTTATCTAGTTGTTTGTGTCTTCGTTGGTTGTGTCTTCGTTGGTCGTGTCTTCGTTGGTTGTATCTTCGTTTGCATACTTTTCAATCATTTTTTTTCTAGCTGTTCTAGGCGAATCGCTATCTTTAGTACGAATATTTTCACCTTCAAACAACTCTTTTCTAATATCAGCACTACTTACATTTTTATCTGAACCCAGAGAACGTTCAATTGTATTGACGTCATTACCTACGAGTTCACCTTCTGCATCAATATTTTGAGTAAGCTTGTTACCGGTTTTCTTAGCTAATTTAACATTTTCTTCGATGGCATTATTTTTTGCGTCTCTGACTCTTTTATCAAACTGTTCTTTAGCATAACCATCGTTGTTATTTTTCTCTTTCATTAAATGATTAAGCTGTTCTTCCAAATATTCAACACGTCCTGTTTTATAAGCATCAGGTTCCCAAGGCATCCACATTCCAACAGGACCCACGTATACGTTATGATGTGGGTCACTTTCACGCAACATTTTACATCTAAGTTCAGCCTCTTCCTGAGAAGGATATACACCTCGAACTTTTAACCCCCTAACATTTGTTTGGAAATTATTTTGAATATTAAATTCCTTTTGTAATTCCTCTTCCTTATTATCTATGAACGTAGCATATTCATCTTCGATAGAAGTTTCAATAAGAGTTTCTTTTTCGCTTTTTACAAAATCTTCAAAATCTTTCATAACATTATCAAAATTAATGTTGTGTTTAAAAGAAACAAAATTTAAAAACTGAGTTGTTTTTTTAATACATTTAGAAAAATCCCAATGTTTTAGGAATTTTTCGAAAAAAAACATTTCTTTTTTCTTTAAAATATTATCTGGTGAAACAAAACTAATACAAGTAAACTTTTGACCAGACAATGGTCGGTCTTCATCCAACAAATCAATATATTTAGTATTTTTTGTACCATCCGGTTTAAATTGTCTTTCAAAATTATTTTCCATTATAATTTTTATTAATCTTAATATTTTAAGTTTTATTTTTATTAATTAATTAATATTTTTTTCTCGACATTATTTATAAATGCTGGATCAATTACAGAATATAGTAAACGTTAGAGAATTGCTCACTAGAGCTGTTAAATACATCTTTGAAGGTATTATGGTCGCTATTGCTGCCTACACAATACCTGCCAAATCTTTAAAAGTTGACGAAGTTGCCATGATTGCCTTATCTGCCGCAGCAACCTTCAGTATCTTGGATTCATTCCTTCCAAGTATGGCTTCTTCCGCCAGATCTGGTGCAGGATTCGGTATTGGGGCAAATTTGGTTGGATTTCCTAGGTAATCAGTAACAAAAAATAAAATAAATTTTTTATTTGTTACCATAACTATTATTTTTATAAATTGAAATATACATAATTAAATTTTTTAATATAATTATGTATTTTGTATCATAATTTCCTGGAACGGAAAATGAACCCGGAAAATGTGAAACCAAAGAAGTCATATATACTATAAGTATATATATATTATTAAATTTCAATATAAGCAATTTCTTTTTTATTTAAACTTTTACTAATACTATGAAGACTTGTTTCAGTAACTTTAACAAAATTATATGGGTTTACGGTTAATCTAATTATATCATCTTCTTCTTTTTTAACTGGTACAATTTTACTTCTTTGTCTAAAGTCATGTAAACCCCACACGCAAAATATTTTAATTATAATACAAGCGAAACAAACAATAAGAATACTAATTCCAAAAATGAAAGCACCTGTTTTTGATTCTAATAATTTTTTAAAAGACATCTTTTTGCTTATTTAAAATAAGTAAAAGAAGATTCAATTTATTAAATGGTAGGTATAAATTGCCAATTTAAATCGGCACAAATTTTTTTCCAAATTTCATCTTGTTCGATTCTTTTTACAGGGTCTTTTAACATGGGGAAAAAGGGTAAGAAAGAACTTTCATCTAAAAGTTCACACATTTTATATAGTACATAATAATAATTTAAAAAGTTAACACGATCTCCAGGACAATTTTTAGAATATGGTTTTTGTATATCTAAAAACAGATTGCAAAGAATATCTTCTAATTCAGATGACATAATTGGTGGTTTAATACCTAATTTATCTTTAATAAAAGGTATATGTTCATAATATTTATTATAACCTAATTTTTTAAGGATATCTTTAGCTTTGATATTAGTTAATTGATTAATATTCATTCTTTCTTTTTTAATTTGATTTTTGATACCTTCGATAACTTCATCTGGTATTTGAGTAGTTTCTTTTGCTTGAAATTGTGCTAATATTTCTCTAAAATGATTGATCCTTTTATAAGCATAAAAACAAACTTCTTTAGGAGGTTCCTTATACGAAGGTTTTTCATTTTCTATTAAAAATGGTAAAATTTGACTACATTGATTACAAACCATAACACCCATATTTTCAACCTTTATTAACTCACCTCCGCATTTTTTACATTTGTCATAATTAACTCTGTAATTATTTAGATTGATTTGTGAATTATCCAAATTATTCATATATTGTTGTACACAATTAATATTTTTATCGTTAATTTTATCTTTACATTTTCCATCAAAAAAAGAATGTAATATTTTTGTTTTATTATTACCTTCAGATAAATTTTTCTTTTTTTCAAAATAATCGAAAATTATTTGTGAATTATTTAAATAATATTTTTTTTCTTTTTTTTTTAATTTCATGACTTCTTTTTTTTTATTATTTAGCAAATCTTGCAAATCCATTTTTTTTTCAATTTCAATTTTTTCATTTTTCATTTTTTTTTTAATAGATTTTATATCAATCAATAATTTAGGAATTATAACATTTTTATTATTTTCAAATTCCTTTATTATCTCTTTATGTTTATTATCCAAAGTTATATTTTTTTTTGAAAACTTTCTAATTTTTTTCTTTG